AGCAGAGGTGTCAAACAAGTCGATAACTCGGATAGATTGGACTGGAAATAAGGTAATTCCTACCTTAAGTATCCATCTTCCTTTCTACCGAGGTCAATTTGTTAATATCGCAGCTCTTGCGAGCCAGCGATATCGGTAGTCAGCGGCTTCACGCCGTTGATGTATGACACCATCGCATTACTTGGAGAATTGCTCTCATGGCATATGCTCTTACAACGCCTGTAACAGGCTTGGCTCAGACGGGCTTTACCAGTCCTACCTATACGGTAGCGGCTGATACCGCCCCGGATGTGAATGGAAAACAGCATGCGGTAACCGCCATTGGTGGTACGCAGACTGGAGTCCGGACACATGCGGTGTCTGATCCGTTTACCATCACTGTGAATCGGCCGAAGAACCCGAAGGCTCTTCCAACACCGAATCCAGTGACTGGTAGATACGGGCCGATTCCCCGCAACCGTCACGTGTACCTTGTTCGCAAGGGCGTGAACTATGCGGCGAATCAGGCGCCGGACATCATGATGGTTCGCGTCGAAGTCGACGTTCCAGCTGGTGCCGACGCCTATGACGCTCCGAATGTTCGCGCAGCCCTGAGCCTCCTTTTCGGTGCTCTGTCTCAACAGAGTGCCGGACTTGGAGATACGGCTGTCAATGGTGTCCTTTAAGGACCTATTGGCCTTCGTAAAAGGTGAGAGTCGTAAGACCCTTATCTTGCTCATCGTTGGCTATGCCGCCGGAAAATATTCCGGTAGCAATAGTCCTGTTCCTTCTCGTTTTATAACGGAGGATTTATGTCAGAAAATGCAACCAATAGTTACACCATCAACGCAGAGTGCTGCAACAGATCACATGTAGCGTATATCCGTAAGGAATTACGCTGCAAGATCTATGGCTTCACCTGCATTAGTGGTGTTGGACCAGTCTATAGGATCGGAAACTTTCGAGCCTCTGAAATAGGCTCTGATGCTGACGAAACTGTAGTCTGTCCCTCCTGCTATCGAGTAC